GCCTACCTGAAACCTGGTATCTACACCATATAGGAAGGTCTTATTCTTGAATACATGGTCGCCCTTGGGGTTGTCCAGAGCGACAAACTCAGGCGCCTTCCTGAGCACAAAAATAAGGGGCTTTACTGACCCGGTGGTGCACAGCATATACCAATCAGTGGCATCAAGGTCTATCCACGGGGACACAATAATGTCCTTGACAAAGGCCACCTCGGGCCTGACCGTCCCTGCTACCCCAGCAAGCAGCGCCGACTTGATGGCAATCTCCATCTCAGGGGCACAGACAATAGTATCAGGCGTCAGGTTCATCGGCTTGCCCCAGTCGTCCTGAAAGAGACGCATCTTCTCCTGCGCTGCTGCTATAGCTGCCCTGATTTCATCGGCCGAGCCAGAGCACGCCATTTCAATCAGGTTGTCAATATTGGCGCTGTTTCCGATAACTCGGGTGTCGGCAAAGAAGTAATACGAGGTGTCATACCCGTATAGGCTCTCGCCATCATCAAGCTGAGAGAAGACCCGCTCATTGTAGTATCGCAGGGCAGCGGTGGCCAGCCCTTGGATACGAGGCCTAATCATCCCTAACTTATCGTCCTCGTAGGTGTCCCTATCCACCTCAATGGTGGCCTCATAATGCTTGTTGACCAAGGTGTAGCTTTCGGCCCTCAAGCCGTGAAGCTGACGCTGGTCTTTCCACTCCGACAGTGAGGGGTTTTCCCCCAGCCAGTTAAAGGCCTCCCTATCGCTTGTGCTGTTGAAAACCGTGGCGATTTTCAGGTAGTCGTTGGAGTTAAGAAACCCCTCGCTGAGCGCCTTCTGGAAAATCGCCCGGTAATTGGTTAATGCTCCTGCTAAAAAGTCGGCTGTTACTAACGTCATTTCAATTCACCCCCCTACTATGCTACGGCCCAGACGCCGATGCAGGTGACAATTATCCAGCCATTCCCACCATCCCCGACGAGCTTGACCATATCGTTCCGTTTTGCTGTAGCCTTCGTGTTGGTTAAAGCCCCGCCATCGTTCCCAATTAGGTCATTGCCCGCTATCAGGTCAGCACCGTTGGGGTCAATAGTCAGCAGCACGGCAGCATCCGCCCCATAGTTGACGAAGGTATATTCAAGCCCCTTCTTCGTGGCGGGGAGGACAAATGTCTTAGCATCGGTGGCCGTCAGGAACACAGCCCCGCTCTCCTCCTCCAGGACGGTATAGTCGTCCGTCTTGGTGATGATGGGAGCTCGCTTAGTAGCCCTCTGCCCAATGGCTGGCCCGATGTCCAGCCACCCCTCGGTGGCGCTGACATACTCCGCTAGAATACCCACAAAGATGGCCTCTGCTCCCGGCTCGTCATCAAAGGTCTGGTCGTCTACGGCATACATCGCTTGCCCAACCATCGCCTGGGAGATAGAGGTTGCTGCAAATTTAAACAGCCCCTCCGTGTAGAGCCTCACATTCTCGGCGGCCTGAGCGGCGCATACAACCTTCTCGTAGCTCACGCCTCCCATCGTGTATCCCGCCGTAGCTGCCATCGCTATCGCATACCCCGCTGGGGTTATGGCCACCATCGCCCCCTTGTAAAGGGTATCCACTTCGCAAGGATGCGATTTTAGCCCGCCCTCTTTGCGGGTTGTTTCCCTATTAGCACTTAAAACCGTCATTACCTCACCTCCATCTTCTTGGCTGCAATCAACTCTTCCTTGCTTACCCCGAGCTGAGCGCCAATCTCAATTTCCTTCTCAGTAAGCTCAATAGCAAGCCCCTCACCGCTAGCCCCAATCTCACCGAGTTTAACTACCACTGGGGCAGTCTCAATGAATTTAGCGAAACCGCCTGGATTTCTCAGGGCATAATCATCGGCCCAGGCTTTCTGGGCCGGTAAGAGCTTTCCACTGGTAATAGCACTCCTTACGGCATCATCCCTGTCCCTTTCAGCTAGGATTGTCTGTAGCTTCTCCACCTTGCCCTCCAAGGCCTGGTGCTCAGACAGGGCCACAAACTCTGTTTTTTTGTGTTCCGCAGCCTGCTTTAGGGCACGAATTGCCTCTAGAATATCCGCTCCCTCAGTTAGCCCAAGCTCAGCCCTGACTTCGGCTTCCATTAGATTTTCTTCCTCCTCCTGGGTCTTCCCAGCCGTTTTAGGCAATTCCTCATATTCGCCAACACCCACTTTACGAGCTGCGTCTACAAGGACTTTGCGTGCCTTTGCCTGTTCCTCCGGGGTTAGATTGGACTGGGGTAGCCGCGCTAAGGCGTTCCTCAGATGTGGCAAGTCTATCTCACCGCTAGTGTCCCGGTAGGGCAAGGACCGTAGCGCTCTTGGCACCGTCTTGCCCTCCTCATCCTTCTCGCCTCCACCACGGATAAAAGCAAAAGCACTATCGGGTAAATCATTGATATATTCAGTTGTCCACTCAGCTAGCTTCTCGGTCATATTCTCCCCCTTGTCGCCTGAGGCGACCTTATACTCCTTCTCAATAAGAGCCTTTAGCTTTGACTTGGCCTCTTTTAGCTCTGTCCTGTCGGCTTTCTCCAACCAAATGTCAACATTAGCTAGGATTTCACCTAAGGTTGCTCCAGGCGACAAGGCTGCTTCAATAGCTGCCTTCCTTTCAGCCAAGTCATAAATGACAGTGTGGTATTCCTGCCCCTGTTCGTCATACTGAGCCTTAATAGCAGCAATGGTCTTTACCGCTGGGATGTCTTGGCCAAGCAAGGAGACCGCCTTCAGCACTAGTGGATAGGACTTCCCATTTATAGCATAATCAACATAAAGCTCACTAGACACACTCCGCCATCCCCCCGCCTTGATAATCTCCGCTATCCTTCGGGGCACCTGCTCAAAACGAGCCACTAATTTATCCCCGACCCGCTTAAGCCCCCTAATCCAGCCCGCTGCAGGATAGCCATCCTTTTGAAGCAGCTTTTGGTTCTCATCGTGCCCCAGTTTTACCGGCGGTTCGTAATTAAGCTCCCCATTGCCCCGGAGCTCGTTAAAGGCCAGGACAATCCTATCAAGGTCTCCCTTTGTGTATGTTGCCTTTTGAGGAGAGCCGTCCCAGGTTCCTACGGCCAATATCTCCACATCAGGAATATCTACTGTTACCAGCTCCTTCACTTAACCCCCCTTGCCTCAGATTTGGCAATATAAACTAGCACACAGCGACAGCGACCTTGCCCTTCACAGTCAGGGTTGCCCGCCGCACACGTTGCTGTCCTCTCGTCATCATAGTCCCACTCATTACCATCAAGACGAGCACAGGAGGGGCAAGTTCGTCCATCAATAATGGCGCTATATTGCACCCGCCCAATCTCATCCCGATGCTTTCGTGCCCCAGCATTACGGCCTAGATTAAACGCCTCATTCACCGAGGATTGCGCTGCTACCCTTAACTCTCGGTCGGATAGCTCCTCCATCACCTTGCCCATTGCCGACTCACTAATTATACCATCCTTTACCTGGCGCAGCACCTCCCACATTAAAGCTCCTTTAAGCTTGGCAGCCAAAATAACAACACCCGCCTTCGCCATCCCCTCAAGGAACTCACGGCTCAGAGCCTCATCCTCGGCGCCTAATGACTCAGGCTGCTTGCTCTCGGTGAGTGCCATTTGAGTATGGCTTTGCTTCTTGTTGCCTGAGGCGACCTTTAGCTCCTGAATTACCTGTCCTTGCCCATAATCAAACAGCCCGTTAAGAACACCCGCTATCGCCTTCACCATCTCGGCCTTATAAGGCACATCTATCATCTCGGCCCTAGTTAAGTCCTTCTTCTCCACCGCCTTGCTCGCCAGTATTACAAGTTTATCAATCTGCCTCTTTTGAATATCCCTGGCCGCCTCAAGAACCTGCCTCACCGCCCCGTCAAGCCGTTTCTCTATTTCGGCAAAGTTGACACCCTCCTCAGCCTGGGTTTTATTACGAGAGGAGTGAGACGTAGCCTCCTTAAATCGCCTCGGCTCAGTCGCCTGAGGCGATTTACTAGGGGGAGGGGGAAGATGAAGCCCATCCCTCAACACCTTCTCTATCTCAACATCAGGCTGGATTGCCCCAGCATTCACCAGGTCGGCCACGGCCTTAGCATACTTTTCTATCTGCCTTGGTTCTATCCCGGTAAAGGTCAAACGAGGGTAATCATCCACAACAAAATTATAGTCCACTAGTTGCTTGATGGCATAGCGGTTAAATGTCTCTGCTATGTTCTTGGCCGTAGCCCTCAGCGCCATCAAGAAGAAGCCGCTTTGGTCTTGTGATAGCGCATAGCTTCCCACCTCACTCTGGCCCAAATTGAGGAACTGAGCCAGAATGGAACGCACTATCATCCCATTATGATGTTGAATGGATGGAATGATAGGGCGCAACCGCCCCCCAGCCCCCAGTATGTCCAGCTTGACACCATCGGGGAGGCGCAAGTAGGCCCGCTCGTGAGCATAAAGCTGCTCCCCCATAGTATCCAGGTTGGAGATTTGGGCATCGCTAGCATTAGCAGGGTGGGTAAAGACCATAACCCCTACACTATGTCGCTCAGCAGCTATTCCGTCTATTCTATAGAGATTGTCGGCATAATACCAATGCTTATAGGCTGCTCTGAGAAGGGACACGCCCTCAAAGTTGCTCCCTTCTTGCTCGTGGGTGAAAACTAGGAGCTTCTCCACGGGGATGTCAATAAAATTATACTGCCCATTTTTCCACACTAACTGCTGCACCCCAGCTAGCCCCCCGCTTTCATCCACCACCCACTTATGGATTGTCTTCGGCAGACGGGGAGCAAACTTGCGCCAGTAGACCCTCCCATCCTTAATCTCAAACACCTTCTCCATTACATAAAAACCAAAGACATGCATTAAAAGGGCGTGCCTTAAGAGGCTGTCAAAGGTGTGGCTAAGCCCACGGAAGAGATTATCCTCTACATATTCCGCTACCTCCCTGTCTTGGGGGGTGTCGCTAGCCCTCTCTATGCTCCAAGTGGCGGAGCGAATGGGAAGTTCGCAAACTAGAAGCCCCGCCTTTACCTGTCCATCGGAGCGGCGCATCTTATCATAGGTCTTAATAGCCTGTTCACCCCGCAGGTCGGCATTGTATTCCATCTCCGAGATGCGCCCCCCAAAGAAGGTCGTCCCGGTGGCCCCCAGCTCCTCCCTGCTCTTAGGCTGTCTCGTTAAAGCCCGCCCCTGGACATCTATAAGCTCAGTGGTCAAAATTCTTTCCCCCGCAACCCTACCATCACTAATCTCTCTTTATGGGCAGGGCTTAGGCTTATTGCACTAGGCGCCATAAGGGCTAAGGCCATCGCCGCATAACCCCCCGCATCCATAGCATGGTCATTAAACTTAACTGGCGTCTCCAGCACATTGTCATTCCTGTCCACCTGGCGACTATAACCTTGCACTTCCCTGATGATATTCGTGCTCCACTCAGTTATATTTAACCCCTGACGGCGGCAGAAGTCAATGCGCATCTGGATATCCTTAACCGAAGGGAATATAGTAAAGCCCGCCCGGGCTATCTCCTCAATGCGCTGAGGCTCGGCGCTGTCAGCGATAATGTCCCGGCGGGGCAACCCCTTCAGCAACTCAATCAGGTCGGAGTTAGTGAGATGGGTCTGGTAAATCTTCTCGTCCCAATAAAGCCCACCCTCCCTTAGCCCAACCTCTACCAGCGCAGTAGGGTTGACATAGCCAAAATCCAGCCCGTAGACGGGGCCAGCAAGGAATTCCTGGGGCATCCCTTTTACTACGCGATAGTGGGGATAAATCAGGTGCTCCAGCTTCCCCCACTCGCCCAGGGCATAAATGCGATGAAAGTTCGGGTCTTTGTCCAGCAGCGATATGAGTATGTCTACGTAGACTTTGTCAAGAAATGGGTTATCCTTATAAGTGGAATGGATGACGCTGACACCTGCCTCCAGGATGAGTTTCTTGGCTATCCAATTATTGCCATCCACTGGGTTGAGCGACAAGAATATCTGGTTGCGTTCCCCGAGGCGGACAGGCCCAGAGAGGCGCAGCTTCAGGACAACATAGTCCTCGTAGGTAAACTCATTGCCCTCCTCCATCCAGATATAGTTGAACTCAGTTGACTTAATCTTCTCGGGCTCGTCCAGGGAAAAGAACCAGATGGTGTTCGTGCCGTGCTGGTAGGTATGCTCCGTCTTGTTGTGGTTATCACGGTTGTAGATACCATAGTCCCGGAGGAGACCAATTACTAGGTTATAGGTGCTCATACAAAGAGCAGGGAATGTTTTACGGCAGATGCCGATGTTCTTGTGGCTCTCATTGACCAGCTTCTCAATAAGAAGCTGGGCGATAGAGTATGATTTGGAAGAGCGGGCACCGCCGACATTTATCACCGTGGTAGCGGTGGCTTCCCTGTTGCGTTCGTAGACGCTGGTAACACCGACCCTAACCTTTGTCGCCATCACCCTTCTCTGGGACATACTCTATCTTGAATACGCCGCCCCCTTTGTCGCTATTCTCTAAAACAAGGGATATTGGGCCGTCTATTCTATCCCAGACTATCTTGCGAGATGACCCGTCTGTCTTAATAGCATCCTCAAAAGTAGCCTTAGCAAGGCGTGCCATATTCGTAAAGTTTTCCCCTTCTACTTTTTCCTTTAATAGCTTCCTAAGCTCCTCGGTAAGGCAAAATCCGTTCTTAGGCCGGCCTTTAGGATTACGGGAAGGCTCACCCTTCCTGGCGGGTTTAAGGTTATCCCACCCTTTATTGCGCCTTAGCTTATCATTGAGTTCGTCAGCCATCGCTCTTAACCGCCTGCTCGCCAATAAGGGCAACCTCTTTAAGTTCCATTTCCTTGAGTATATGCACAAAAGAGGTGGTATGTCAAGTGGTTAAGCCGTAACCCTGGTGGTGGGGGCCGTAGTGATTTTGTATTTACAAAATTCGTAGCCTGGGGTGAGGGGCAAGCGGCAAACAACAATCCCATGTATGTAATACAGAGGCGCCGGGGGTTTCCCTTTTTTTTATTTTAAGTTTACTCCCCTCCCCTCCCCTCTTAGAGCATAGACTTTTTCCCCTTTTTTACGAAATAGACTATAGAGAAGTTTGGCAAAAGGGCTTGACAAAAGTGGCGGAAAGGTATAGATTATAAAACAGGAGGTGGTCTATATGGAAGGAAGTAAGACGCTAATGATAACCCTGCCGAAGGCACAATACCAGGAGTTAGAGAGAATGTCGGAACGGCTTGGGGCGTCCAAAAGCAAGCTAATCCAGCAAGCCTTAATGATGCTTATTGACGCAATAGGGGAACCAGTAGGGGGAGTAAGGAATGCGCTGGATTAAGGTAGACATTAGGGAT